ATCTAGGGAATAGCACGCAGCAAGATATTGCGGGTTTGCGTGACCCGTCATGAGCGCAAAGCGCATCGAACTCCTTTTGGAGCCGATACGCTAGTGGTGTATCAGCTTAACTAGCCGATTCTTCAGATTCTTTGCCGGTTTCCTTTACCTTTGTTCGCCCTTCGACCCTGCGGCGAACGGTTTCACGCCAAGCTGCCTCGTCTTTGGCCTTGGCCTCGTTGTAGACCGAGGCGGGAAGCTTACGTTCCAGCAGCTGATAGAGCGCGTCGCGAATCCAGGCGGTGGCGCGTACGTCGTTCTTGCTAGCCAACTGGTCAATCAGCTCAGCCCGATAGGGATCCAAGAGGATCTGGTAGTACGCTTTGCGGCCGTGCTGAGTCGCCATCCAAGTACAACAGATCTCTCTAGGGTAGCACTACCAAGTGATGGAGTCGTCCACACGCTTACGCCAGGCGCTGCTCTGAGCCCGCCTGGAACGTCCCCGCTGCTTGCTGCACCCCTTACGAACCTGGCGAGCCCATTCAAGGAAACCCGCCATCCGTTGTAGGTCAGCGGTAGTCGCTTGTCTGATCTCGTCGTGCAGCCATTCGAGGATCAACTGACGCCCGGTCTTGGCAGGCATAGGCAGCGTTCATTGCATCCCCCAACGAACTGTAGTAGCCAAGCTCCTTTTGATAACGCACAAACCAACCCTCGTCATTGCGATACACGCTCACCATGCAGCTACTAAAAAGCGCCTCCAGAAGTTTGGAGACGCCAAAGGGGGGTGGGGGTGAAGTCTTTATGAATCAATGGGTTTCGTCCCAGGACTTGCCGATGCGAACCTCAGCCACGGCTGGAATGTTCCCAAGCCAACGGGCTTCTGCGGCTTCCATCACCCGCTTGAGGTGATCCGCCCACCACTCAGCGTGCTCGTCCCGAACCAGCAGCAGGATTTCGTCATGGACGCAAGCGGCAATCCTGACGATGTCCTCCCCCTGGTTCTTGACCTCCTTCCACAGGTTGCCCAAAGCAACTTTGAGGATCGCTGCGCCAGCCCCCTGGATCGGGGTGTTGCAGCGGACAGTCAGCCGGTTCATATCACCGGGGAGGAAACGCCGGAAACCGGAAACGGGAATCCGCGTTTCGGCCCACTGATTACCTTCGGTGGCGTTAGCGGTGTCGGCGTTAGCGCGCTGCCAAGCCTTAATGCCCTGGTACGCGTCCAGCCAGTTGTCGCGGATGGTCTTGGCTTCGTCGATGGTCATCGTGATGCCGGTGGCACCCGCGTAGTCCCGAAGACCCTTGGCACCGGAGCCATAGAGCAGACCAAAGTTGGCGCTCTTGGCGATCTGACGTTCGCAGCCCAGGAGGTCAGCGGTCAGCTGGTGAAGGTCTGCCCCCTCCTGGAACGCGGAGGTCATCACGGGATCTTTCGCCACAGCGGCAGCGAGCCTGAGCTCCATCCCAGCAAAGTCAGCGTCAACCAGAGACCAACCCTCGGGAGCCTGAACACACCCACGGAAGATGTCGTCACGAGGGATCTGCTGGTTGTTCGGCTTGATGCAGGACATGCGGCCTGTATCAGCACCGAGTTGTAGATAACTAGCCCTGACAAACCCGTCCTTACCAATCTTTTCTTGGATGGACTCGACCATCTGGCGACGCTTTTCAGCGCGCTTCCACGACAAATAAACTTGAACGACCTCATGGTCGGCCGCGTAGTTGCGTAGCGAGGCCCTTGAGGCGCTGGGACGTTCAGTCTTCGGGTCGACCGGAGGCCGTCCCAGCAGAGCCGTGAACTTCTCTATCAGCTGTTTTGGGCTGTTGAGGTTGAACCCGGCGTAGACCTTGGTACCGAGACGGATTGAACCCGTTGTTCTGGGGTTGAGGTTGAAAGTCCCGTCATCGTGGCGAGGCAGCTTACTGCCTTCTGGCAGAGCTTCATCCAGCTTCCAAACAAACTCCTTTCCGAGTTCTTGGATGTCGAATTCATAGTCCTGTTTGAGCTTCTGAAGAGCGTCTGCGTTCCAGGGCAAGCCGGTGCGCCACATCTGGGCCATAGCCGGCAGCGCCTGACATTCAACCGCAAACGCCTTAGCGAGTGAGGACTTAGCCAAGCGCTGGTCAAGAACTGAGTCGAGCTCAAGCAGAGTGACCACATCCTCAGCGGCATAGAAGAGCTGGCTCGAAGTGAGCTCACCGCCCCAGTCCGATTTCTGCTCGGTCTTATCGACCTGCTTTTTGAGGTAGCGGTAGGCAACGGCGTCGAGACCGTGCTTGAGGTTGGGAGTGCCGTTGGTGAGTAGACGACTAGCGATCATGGAGCACCGCACCCGCCCTTCGGGATAGATGCCGTGCTCCTGCAGCCAGCCGAGATCGAAGACAGCGTTATGGGCAAGCCAGAAGCGCTGCCCATTGGTGAAGAAGCGGCGCAGCTTGTCCCACCCACTCTCGTCGAGCTCAAAGCAGTCGATGATCAGGATGGTTTTACGAGCTTCGCAACCGAGCTGGAGAAGCCGAAGCTTCCCCCTCTCTGGCTGGAGCTGGAGCGTCTCCGTGTCAAAGCAGATTGAGACGCATGTGTCCAACGCCGAGAGGTTCTCGACGCCGAACAGCACGTTGTAGTCAGACATCAGCGGCGCTCCATCACACCGAGGAGACCGTTCTCCTTGACGTAGCTAGAGCCGCCACCGCCCCCACCAATCTCGGCGTATTGGGGGGTGGGGTCGTAGTCGACGATGTGGTCGACGACGGGCATCAGCTCGTTTTCGATCTCATCGAGGAAGTAGTGCTCGTAGCCCTGGGGCTTGGCGGCTTCGCGCTTAATCAGGACGTGCATCCGCTGCTGGAACGCGTACAGCAGCTCGTCGATGTCCATTTCAGTGATGGGTTTGGCCATGGGTGTCGGCTCGAAACAACGTGGTGAATGTAGCACAATACGGGCCTACTCTTTGTCGGCTCCGGGGAGCTTGACTTCAGGAAGGAGCAGCTCTCTGGTGCGGTGCTCTTCGCAGGCGTACTTGTTAGTCAGCTTCAGCGCCTTTAGGCAGGCGGTGTGAGGCAAGTAGCTGTTGCGGACGGCGCTGCGCATCGAGGCGATGACGTCAATGAACAGCTCGATAGCTTCGAGGCACTCTTCCCAGCAATCTTCGGAGGACTTTTCGTCCTCCAGGTGGGCGAAGAACGCGTCAGTCATCGTCGACTGAATCACTCGGAGACTGGTCTCGTTTTGGTCGAGCCACTCTCCGAGAACGATGTTGCGCTGAGCGCGGCGGCGGAGCCCAAGCTCAAGAGCACGCTTTGTGGCTTCAGCAGAAGGAATCGGATTCATGATCACCTAGGGGTGGGGTTGAACAGGTTTAGTGTAGCACAGAATCAGGCGGTTATCTCGGCGATCATCCGATCCAGGTACCAGCGGGCTTTCTCCAAATCCTGGACGCCGCCTTTGTGCTCGAAACGCCAGACGTACTTCATGTGGTTGCCCTTGAGGAAACCGATGAATTGCTGGTGCGGCATGGAAGCCTTGATGGCGTCCAGGCATTCGATGTCGCCTTGCTTGTAGTGCTCAGGGTTGATCGCGTCTTTAGAAGCTTTGATCTCAAAGCTCGGAGACGCAGGCTCCTTCCGAGGCCGTCCGGGCTTTCTCTTGGCGGTGGTGCGGGTGATGGGCATTGACTGCTTGGAGAGTGAACAGGCCGAAGACTACTGCAACAGCACAGAAGAGAACGGGTTTCATCAGAGATCGTCGGGGTGGACTGCTTCCCAGTCGTCGTAGGAGTCCGCCAGCTTCAGTAGTAATGCACTGCTGTGGAGCGGGGGCTGACCGTACTCGTCATCCCAAGGGATGGAGCAGCGGCACAACGCGGAGCCGAAAGCAGGAGGGTCGAACCTAGTGGCAGGCGCAACCTGCACAGCATCCTCCAGGTGGGCGTAGACGACCAAGCGGTCACCGTCGAAAACAACGGAATCGAAACGGGCAGCCATGGATGGGCTGGAACGAATTACTCCGATACGCTATCACAGTCTCCGTCTAGTGCATCCTCCATCGCCAGGTACGTTGCGATGATCGGAAAGTCTCGAGGCTCTCGGTGGCTGAAGATCACCGTGTCCACCCCGACG